AATTTAAACCACCATATTTAAACCACTTAAACCGGTTTAATTTCTTACACATTCATTCATTTACACCTTTAAAAATAAACCTATCCTATAATCAAGTGCATAGGCACAAAAAAACCGGGTTTTAAACCGGTTATTTGTAGTTGGGGGGATTTTGGGGGATTAATGGGGATTATTAAGCCAAATGCGGCAATAAAATCTTTTTGTGGACTTCTCGTATACATTTATGTATTTAGCGCCTGAATTACGGCAAAAATCGGAAAAATTATCCAAATTAGTAACCTTTCTATATTTTCGGGGGGATATATTTAATTCAGGATAAAAAAAAACAATTGCGGAATAAATAGTTTTCATATATTTGTATTGTAAGTGAATGAAATAATGGTTAGGGTAATCATTGTTTTGTCTAAGCCGGTTAATTTATTTAACCGGTTTTTTTTTGTACGCTAACATCAAAAATTCAATATCATCTTTGGTTAAAATTGTATCGTTGTATTTAAATCTAATTTGATTATTTACTTTAACCATTTTAATAAGACCGCTTTTTAGCATTTCAACTAAAAATTTTTTAAAAGTTCTTTTGGTAATCATTTTTATAATTTTTTGTTATAAGGTTTTTTTCAATCCAAATTTTACAAAGTTTTTTTGCGTAATTCGTACCCTTTGCGGTTATTTCCTGAATTTCACTAACTAAATCTTTGTAAGGTTTTTCAATTGCCAGTACTTGCAAAATCATTTTTTTATGGGTCATTTCATTGAAATTAACCGGGTCAATTTTGTTTGTATTTTCAGGTTCTTTAATAGCATCAATTTGCCGCCATTGATTGTCATAATTCATTAATACAACCGGCTCAAAATCTTCCGAACTTCTAAGGAAACGGGGTTGTAAAGTGAATGTTTTTTTCTCTTTATCTTTTACAACTTCTAATGTAGAACTTGCCCACCTATCACAATTTGAACCCAAATGTCCCAATGTTTGATTGCCCAACCCTTTGCCTTGATGTAAAACGCCAATAAATAAACAATTATAAACCTTTGTAAGTTTCTTAAACCAATTGACAAGTTTGCGGCTCTCTACTTCGTTGTTATAATCAAAAATAAGGTCTAAAATTCCGTCTATTATAATTACCGGACATTCAGGATTGTTTTCTAAATAAGTTTGAATTAACGCCCTAATTTCGCTTGGGTTATCCTCACGAACCGAATAAAAGTCCGCCCATTCGGGTAAACCATTAATACCGGCAAAGTTTTTAATTTTATTAACTTGTCTAAAAAAATCGTATTCAGATTGCTCCGTATCAAAATAGGCAATTTTGCGCCTACCTTCCGGGAAACGAAATTTCATACCAAACATATCGCCCGGCATAAATGCACTGGAAATAGCGGCGGCAAGGAAAGTTGATTTCCCTGCCTTTGCTACGCCCGTAAGTATTATAAAGTTTTGAATAACGCCAATCGGTAATTCGCTAATTGTGAATACAACTTGGTCTTTTGGGGGGATAAAATCCGGGTTGTATTTTCTTTTGGCTAATTTTTCGGGTAGGGTTATTGTCTTGTCTTGTTCCATTAAATATTTTGAATAAAGCCAAATAAAAATAGTGCAATTATAAACACTATTAAAGCCTGAATTTCATTACTACATTTGAATAACATTTGTGGTATCTTCTTTTGCATCTTGTAATTTTTGAAGGGTTTTAAAATATTCATCAGTTAGCGTTTGAGCCTCTTTTAAAATCATTGATGGGGTATCTTTGTATGCTCCCGGATTGCCTTCCTTTGCACATACAATTGATAAAAGAACTTGCTCGTATTTAGTAAAGCCGGGAATGGCGGCAATAATGCGCCCAAATTCATCTTTAATAGGCATACACGGATAAGCCGGTGCATTAGTTTGATATTTCATCTTTTATATAATTTGATTTTAATGATAAACGGATAGTAACTCCGCCGGATTGATTTTCGTAAATGTCGGTTATTAATTCCTTCATTAAATTTACTTCGTGTGGTTCAATATTTACAACTCTAACAATTTCATCATCATTAGTGCAAATATTAAGTAAAAAAGCATTGTGCGGAGTTTTAGATTGTTTTGTCTTGCTCATTTTGGAAAGGGTTTTTTTCTTGAATTGAAATTGATAAAAATTTGTTGTTTGTTTTGCCAAATTTGACCCAACCGGCAACCTCATAAAATTTGCCGTCTAATTTTACCCAACCTTGATAATCGGGTTGTTTTTCGTTTTTTTTGTTAGTTACGGCGTTCATTGAGCCATAACCATTCAGAAGGGATTGTAAATACTCGTTTTTCATTTTTTTTTTGTTTTTTAAAGTAAAGAATAATTGATATAAAATAGTATAATAGATATACCAATATTGTTAATGGAATAGACACTACGAATAGATATACTATTGCAATAAATTTTATTAGTAATTTTTTCATTGAAACGAATTTTCCAACATTTTAATTTCGTGGTTATAATGCTCAATAGCGGCATCAATTAAAATACGAATTTCAAATGCTAAATCAAACGGAATATCGTTTTCATTAATGGATAAGAATTTACCCCCTGAACCATAAAAGAATATTGTAACTTGTTCAAATGGGGTTAGGCAACGTAATGCCTCTAAACGCTGGATTTTGGATTGCGCTGCGGCAATTTGACCCAAAATTTTTTGGTCGGTGTTAAATGTCATAAGATAGGGTTTTTTGTTTTGTAGGCTAAAATTATACATAAATAATTGAAACCACCAAATATTTTTTTTAAAATATAGGCTTTTATACTAAAAATAATTGATAAAAGGACTTTACCCCGACTTTAGTAAAGTCATATTTTTATATTAATTATGGCATTTCGAGTAGGCAAGTAAGTAGAGTAGAATACTTTTTGAATATAATACAAAAAAATACCCCCAAAATAGAAATTTCGGGGGTTTTTCCTTACTTGCTTGTATTTAACCCTATCTATAACAAAAATAAATCAGCCTCAGCCTTCCTACGCCTCGTTAAACCGGGTATTTCAACCAATATACCGGCTGAATTACGCCCTTTATTCCATTTTAAGAACTCCGCCGCTACTTCGCTTTTAGGACTTCCGGCGTTTAATTTTCTTAATAAAGTAGACCTTTGTAACGCTCCTAAGCCTAAATTATAGGCAAAAGATGTTAAACTATCCAATTGTGATTGATTAATGGGTACTTTAACCAACTTTTTAACCCCAGTGGCAAATTTTCCGGCATCTAACCTTAACCAACGGAGCGCCGTTTCTTTGTCAATTATATCCCCTTCCTGAACTTTACGTTTTGCATCGTGATTATAGGTAGAACCGAAACCAATTGTCCAAATATTACCGGTATCCCGGTAACTTTTAAGCCGTTCCCCTTCAAAATCTTTAATAAAGTTTAAACCCTTTGCAGAAACTCCCATAGCGGTTGCGGTTGTAAGTAATAAGACAATTGCAGCCACAATAATTATTTTTGTGGTTGTTGTCATTATTTTCTATTGTTTAAATTAATATCACTATCCTTTGCGGCTACTAAACCTAAGCCGGTTAAAATTGCGGTTACACCGCCGGGAATATCCCCTTTTACAATTGTTGCAATACCGGTAATTAATGTACCAATACCAAATAAACTTGTTTTCCAATTTTTAAACATAAAATTATTTTTAGTTACCATAATAATTGGTCTGCATAATATCCGGCGCTGCCTTTTATATGCCTGTCCTTTTCGTGTCTAATTTTATAAGCCTTACGGCGTTCATCTGCAATCTTTTTACCGCAATATTTTAAATAATAGGGATAATCTAAATAATTTCTATCCCCAATACTTACTATAAAATTTCCATACACATCATAAACATCAATTTTCTTTTTGATGTTTTCGCTTGGCAAAACAATTACATTTAATTTTTCTGCCTTTTTTTTTGTGTATAGTAAAATCTTATACATTTATTTTTTAGTAAAAAAATCTAATTTAGTTTCAATTCGTGCCAACCGGTCTAATATTTCACTATTAGTATCGTTGTGCTTCAATAAATCTTTTTCAATTTTATCTAAACGGCTTTTAGTGGTAAAATAAAAACCACTGGCAACCGCTACGAATGTAAATACACTAATTATCAATTCCGTTTGCATCATTTTCTACTTTATCATCTTTTAGTATTGCTCTTGAAATTACATTGAAACTATTAGCCGCTAGAAAACTAGCATCCATATTTTCAAAAATTCCGCCTTTACTTGCGGTGTCTAATACTTGTTTAATTACTTGTAATGCTTGTTCGTTTGTCATAGATTTTTATTTTAAGGTTTGATTAAGCTAAAGTAATATTTAATTGAGTAGCCGCCCATTCATACGCCCATTGGTTCACATCACTTGAAGTACCCCATTGGTCATAGGTTGGTTCTCCTATTGTTAAATTTCCATCGGCAAGTTTAACTGCATCAGTATCTAATAATTGCCAATAAAATGTTGCACTATTAGATAAGTTATCATTAATGATAATTAAATTAAAAAGGGTTGCCGTTTGTTGTTGTCCGTTTACCCAAATTTGAATAGGTTGTATTTGTTTCATATTATTTTATTTTAAACGCTTGTTACTGTTTCCCAATTTACACCAGTAAAAACAGCTAATTTATTTAATGTTGTATCGTATATTACTAACCCCGTCGCTGGTGTACCTATTGCATTTTTTTGTGCAGTAGTCATTCTTGGTGGTAGGAAGCCACGAACTGTACTATCTACTTGTAATTGAGCAGAAGCGTTTGGGGTAAGTAGTGTTGCACCTATTATTGTACAATTTCCAGATAATTGAACTGAATTTGTACCACCACTCGTAGTATCTTTATCTGCTTTAATAGTAACACCTGCACCACCTATCAATTGCACAAAACCTGCACTATTTGCCCTATTTATTGTAAAGTTATTTCCTGCATCATTAATACTATTCATAGTAGGAGATGTTGCAAAAGTAGCAGTACTCCTAAATATTGAAGTACCATTTACATCTAGCTTAAAGCCAGCATCTGTTGTTGAATTTCCAATATTCCAATTTCCAGTAAGTGTAAAAATTCTACCAGCTTGTGTTCTTGAAGCAGGTCTACCAGTATAAAAAGTACAATCTGCATTTGCTCCATTATTTGCAAAATATAATTCTAGTCCACCACCAGCAGCAACATTATTTCCAATTCTAGTATTAGCACCTTGTGTATTACATAAAAAATTAAATGATGCATCACTTGCATTTGTTGATATAGTACCATTAATTGATTGAGTAATCATTTCAATTATGCTAACATTTCCAGAAGGTGTAAATCTAACTATACCATCATTTGGAGCACCTTTTGTAACTGTTAAACCTACTGTATTAGTTGGTACTAAAATTGTAGTAGCACCCGTTAATTGTGTAGTTCCAGTTACCTGAAATCTTTGTCCACCATCTACGCTACTTCCCACTAAAAAATTTCGTGCGGCACTTATTCTAGCTGCTTCTTGTACGTTACCTGCTCCCGCATCATAAATACCGAATAACATTGGACTTGCAGTAGTTGAACCATTAAAAATAGCCATATCCCTATCAACTGCACCTTGAATAAAGTTATTTGTTGCGGTTGCAAGTCCTATACCAATTAATTTAGTTGCACCCGTACCCGAATTATTAATTCTTAAACTTGGTGCGGTTGCACCAATTACAACAATATGATTATCGCCGGTGGCATTATTTACAACTAATCGCCCACTGGTTGTTGTTTGCGCTCCTATAAATGTTTGACCGGTTGTTTTGATACTAAAACGCTCTAAATTACTTACAACATCAAAAACAGCATAATCATTTGCACCGGCATTATACGAATTACCAATTCGCCACAATGCAACGCCGCTATTTTGAAATGCAATTTTAGTATCGTTTGTAGCCGTTGTTTGATTTAATCTTATTAACTGACTTTGCCCGTGATTAATTTGTAAAGCCGTTCCCGGTGCATTTGTACCAATTCCCAAATGTCCATTTACACTATCCCAAAATAAATTGTTATTTCCGGTTATACTTGATGTACCACTAAAATATGATACTTGACCGGCAGCACCACTACCCGTAATCGTTCCGGTTCCCGGACCACCAATTATATTCCAACCGGTTCCATTATCTCGATAAAATTCAAATGTATCAGTAGATACAAATATTCTACCTAAAAATCCGGCGGCAGGTCTATTAGCTAACGTATCAGCAAAAAATGCCGGTGTTTGCCGTTGGTTTAATATTGATAAATCTATATTAGGCATCTTTTAGATAGTTTTTCTTTACTGAAACTAAATTATTTGAACCACCAGTGTTAATAAATGTTGCTAACAATCTTGTTGTTAAAAATTCTCCAACATTACCTTCGATTTGAAAACTTTGATTTTGTTGTAAAACAACTTGGTCAATTTGAACCGCATTCGTTCCATAATTAACAAATAAAATACTATTGCAATCGGTTGTGATATATCCGTTTGCATCATAAGTAATCATATTTATATCAACATTAATTCTACCGGCTTTTATTTCAAAATTGCTCATTTTTTTATTTTTAAAGGTGTAAGGAATGAATTAAATAGAATAAGGAACGCCCATTTTTTTACCGCTTATTGTAGTACCATAAAAAGATTGATAACTTTCAACTTGTTTTGGCTTACTTACTTCTCTTATCTGCTCTAAAATTGGTGTAGTAACATTTTCAGAACTATTTAATTGCATAACTACATCCTGAACGGAAGTTGCAACATCAGGCACAAATTCCCCTTTATCCAATGGGTCTACAATTACTGAACCTTTTAACTTCTTTTTACTATTTTTCATATAATAGTAAACGTATGCACCACCTAATAACAATAATAACAATGATAAGCCTTTATTTTTCATTTTAACTTCTTTTTAAACCATTAACGTATGTAATTAATTGATTAACTTGTTCGGCGCTAAATCTATCCGCCGGCCAACTTAATAAAGTTCCACCTACTAACCAATTCAATAAATCTTTTTTATATTTTTCATTGAATTTAAATGCTAAATAAGATACTTGCGTTTGCGTTTTAAGTGATTTAAAAACGCCTAAAACAGCATCAAAATCATCATAAAAGTATCCGGGTGCATTCCAAATTGTATCAATATATTTATTAACCGCATCATTTTTTATAATTAGTGCATTAGGTACACTACGCCAATAATTAGGATTAAATGCAGAACTAGGCTTTACAATTTCTTTACTGACATTTTTTTCCTCTCCACTTTTACTTAAACCAAAACTTTCGGATATTGGTTTTATAATTTTGGTATATGCTAAATATAAAATAACGCCACCAATAATTAAATTTTGATTATCCTTTAAAAAATTACTTTGCGCCATTTTATAACATCATTAAAAGTGATTTTAATTTCATTGAGTTCATTTCATCTAATTTTCTTAAATGCTCAATTGTTACACCCTTATCCATTAAGGAATATAATATTTTCAACGCCTCATCATTATCATCAATTCCTGCAATACCGGTAGGCGCTCCCGTTTTTGTAAACATATTACCAACCAATCCCATAACCGCCGTAATAATTGTTTGCTGCAATTCTGGATTGCTTAACATAGCGTTTAACGGGGATTGCACAACTTCTTCTTCTTCTTCTTCCATTTCGCCAATACTTTCCAATGCACTTAAACGTGATTGCATTAAAGCATTTTGCTCTACCAATTTTTCCAATAACATTTCAGTTCTCGGACTTCCAACATTACCCATTTGGTTCATAGGTAAAAATTGTTGCGGTCTATTTAACTGAAACGAAATAGAAGTAAGGATAGGCTCTTTTTTCCTACCCTTACTTACTTTTTCATCGCTAATAACTTGTATTAGGTATGGATTATAGTTTTCTACATTGTTGCGGAGTTGTGTTAGTGCCATTTGCAATTCCTGACGCCCTATCTCCTTATCCCCCGAAAAATTATAACGCAAATATTGTGGACTTGGGTTCACACCTGCATACACTTTATAATCGTTACCTTCTGCGGTATCATAAAAATTTAGTACTTCATCAATTGTAAATATTTCGGGTCTAAACGCTGCCATAACAAATAAGATTTTACATATAATAATAAACACCAAACGAATAAGCTACGCCGGTTGTTGCCAATGCAGTAGGTAAACTAATATAAGATTTAGTCCAACTAATGTCTTGGTCATTCATTTCCGGTAACTCAAACACATAAGCTCCACTACCTTTTACAATGTTAGATATTGCAACCAATGGCAATTGATAAATCAATTGTAAATCGCCTTGGTATAATGTCAAATAAGATTTACTTAAATCGGCATCAGTAACACCGGGTAAACCTGACAAAATACTAAACGGGGTTGCATTAATATTGTAAACCTGTATAGCTTGTATGTGTGCGTTCCTCAACTGAGGTTGGTCGGCGAAAAAAAACTTTGTAAGGCTTGACCCCGTTTGCACTGGGACTTCCAATCCTTGAAACCTTTTTATTCTCATACAATTTTTTTATAAATAATAAAATAGGGTGGGGCAATTGCGCCCCCACCTGCGCGGCTTTTAGAGTTAGCTAAACTATATTTTACAAAACAATTACTTAACTGTTGTAACATTTTGTAGAAGCAACCCGCGTTGTTGTACGCAAATAAAACTATTTGCAGTAATTGTAGCAGGAGCGCCATTTGCATTCAATTGGAAATTGATATTTGCAGCACCATTCATAACAATACCAGGTTCAACCGGATACCATGAATCAGTACTTGCATCAAATTGGTCTGTTGTACTTGCGCTTTGTTGTGTTTGTGGCACAAAATAGCTACGGAATACATCATACGCCGGAACAACTAAATCATTGTTAATTGATAATGATAAGTAACCATTGTATAAACTCCATAAATCATCATCACTTGTACCGGTAAATGCGGTAGCATTCGGATAAGAATATAATTTTGCTTTTGTATCAGTAGCAGTACCAATACCAAAAAGAATACTCCATTCAGTAGCTACAAAAATGTCTTGAAGATTAAGACGGCGTTCGTTAATTCTCACAGCTCCATTTTGGGTATCATTTACTAATACTGGAATGTGATAATTTGCGCTTGAAGTAGATAAAGCTACTTCACTTCTTAAATAAGATTGTGTAATTTTTGCGTGGTCTACACTATAACCTAATGAACGTACTAACGCTTTAGCGTTTTCAAATGTCATACGTTGTCCAACTTGAGTAGGCATTTTTATAAATTTTAATTTTTAATTAATTAAAGGTGTAAATGAATGAATTAACATTCCTCGTCTAAACCGGCAATTGATGGGGTCATGTACGAAGTATCTACTAATCCTTCACGATTGTACATCGCTGCAATCATAGGAGTTTTATAATCGCTATCAGATGCAACAGCACCAATACCATTAAGAACGCCAAATGATTGGATTAATTTGATACCACCAACGGCAACCATACCATTTGCTAGACCCTGACCGGCAGCGCCTTTAACAAAACGTGGAAGTACTAAACCAACTGCAACCGGGATAGCCGCTTTGATTTTTTCATTCGCTACTGGAACAAATTTAGTTACTAATTGAGCGGCAACGCCACCTGCAATTGTGTAGGCAACATTCATAGCAGTTGAACCTACTGCGCCAATACCTGACATTTTACGTCTACGTCTTGGTGCGCTTTTTCTTTTGTACGATTTTCTACGCATTTTTTTGTTTTTTAATTATTGTTAGAAAAATTTTATTTTATAAATCATAACCTAAATAATCAGCTAATTCTCTTGTTGTTTCTTCAAAAGAAAACCATGCTAATAAATTTTGATTTTGTGTGTCTTGCGCAAATGGGTCATCACTATCCCAATTTTTTCCAAAAATATCAGCCGGGTTATTAGTTCCGTAATTAAACATTACTTCTCTTAATAATTTCATTATTTCCGGCTTATATCTTTTAAACCATGCCTTTGTATCATTATAATAAATTAAATCACTAATAATACCGGATTGCAAACCACTTCTCAAAACATCATTCATTAAACTTCTTAAACTATCATAACCACCATTGGTTACTTTTGATTTTAAGATACTTGCAACCTTCTTAATTAATTTATTAGGACTTCCGGCAGCTAATTGAGTAAGCCTCTTTAACTCATCATTTTTTGAAATACCACTAACAACCCTAATATTTACATTGTGGCTTTTAGTGTCTTTATGATTTTCCATTCCATTTACTCGGCGTTTATGAGCCGGAATAGTTTTCCAATTAGTATGTTTTTGCGCTGAATATCTTGGTTTGGTTTTTTGCACTACTTTTTTAGCCGCTTTTTTAGGCGCTGCCTTTTTTACTACTTTTTTTGCAGCCTTTTTAGGCGCCGCCTTCTTAACAACTTTTTTAGCCGCTTTTTTCTTTTTTACTGCGCCTACTTTTTTCTTTCCGTAAACTTCTGCAAATGCCTCTTTTAATGAAACACCCGTTTTTTTGCGGATAGCTATTGCCTTTTTAAATTTTTCTTTTGCTATTTTTTGTGCTGCGGTCATTGTATTATTTTTTTGCAAATTGTTTAACTAATAAAAATCCGGCGGCTACTAAACCTAATGTAACTGCAATATTCATTCCGGCTTTTTGAGTTCCTGAACCACCAGTAGCATCACTAATTGGCGGTTTGCTTATTAAAGTATTAATTGAATAGTCGGTTCTATTTCTTGGGCTACCATTTACATTGAAAACGCTTTTACCCTGAAAATATTTTTTATTTAATGTATCATTAAATAATTGAGCTACATCTCTACTAACTTGACCTACATCACTGAAACCGCTTTTAGTACCCGATGCTCTACCAAATAATTCAAAATATTGTTGTGGTGCATCTTCAAAACTTGCATTATCTTCCATTTTTTGAATGTAAAATGCAACACGTTGGTTCGGTGTCATTTTAGCTAATAATGGCATTCTTGACTTCCATTTAAAAGTACTATTATCAAATGCAGTTAAAAAAGGGAATTGACTAAAAAAATCAGGTGTTACACCTTCTTTTGTTAATAAAGCATTTAAAACTTCTTTACCGCCTTGCACTAAAATACCAGTACCGGTAGCTTGTAAATTTTCTCTGAAATTATTTTGATTATCTTGATTTTGACTACTTGCAAAAAAATTATCAAAAAAACCGCTTATTTGTGGCATATTTTGTAATTGTCTTGTAACCTTATTAATAGCTACCTTATATTCTAATTCTTTTGAACCACCCGGCTTAATTTTTCCGCTTATTAAAAGCCTATCCCTATCGCTTACTAATTTATCACGATAAGCAGACATTTCTTTAAATTTTTGTTGTGCTGAATAGTTAGTATCTATTCCGCTTAACGCTATTAAACTCATTTTAACTTTTTTATCTTTATAAAATGTTGGTTGTTTACTTTTATCATCAAACCTATCTAAAACCGGGTCAATCCAAATTTCATTTTTAGTTCCGGGATATAAAACCGCAAAAACGTGTCCGGGTTCTTTTACACCTTCTTTATAACTTGCAAAACGATATGCCACCGGTACATTCATAATACCTTTTCTTGCTAAACTTGAAAAAACGCCGTTTGTAAATAATGCATAACTTTTACAATCTCCCGGCATTGACACAATTGCCGCCGGACTTCTTAATGTTTGATTACTGGAACTTTCTATGTAATATGGTACATTGTTTTTTAAAAACTCCCAAACATTTTTAGCCGTTTCTTCTACATCTGCACCTACAAAATACTGACTTATTTTGTCATACTCACTATCCCACTTATAATGGGTATCAACAATGCCATTAACAATGTCTTTTGTGCTTTGGTCGGTTGTAATAACTTTTTTATAGTTTTTAAACGGACTTAGCTTTTGTAGTATAAAATTTTTACTATGCAAAGAACTTATAATTAATAATGAATGGTAAAGGAACTCTATCAATATTTGCGCTACCCTTCAAAACAAAATTTAATTTCTTTGAAGTAAATAAAATACTTGCCGTATTAACTAAATTTAATAAAGAAGTATTTGCAACTATATTTAGCTCTTTTTCCGAATTACCCGGAATATTAATTAATTGATTAAATGTAACATCGGCAACCTTCTGCCCACTCTCTAAAAATAATTCAGCATCTAAATTTCCAAATGTAGTTGAAACATTTGTAGGATTGAACAATTTAACCCCTAATGTAATTTCAGGGTTCAAAACATTACCCCCTAATTTAATTCGGGTTGGGATATAGGTTAAGGATTGCTGAAACCTGAATTTATTAAAAATCCAGTATAGCGCTCCGGCTCCCAGTAACAAACCAATCCATTTTTTAGCTACCATATCATCAAAATTAAGGTTTTTTACTAAAAAAAAAAAATTTTTTAAAAAATGTGTGTGTTGGTTAAACTTTTAGTTTAAAAATTTATATCTTCGCGGTAATAGACCGCGAAGATAAAATTTAAACCACCATATTTAAACCACTTAAACCGGGTTAATTTCTTACACATTCATTCATTTACACCTTTAAAAATAAACCTATCCTATAA